ACCCTGAGCGCACTTGCAGCCATCAGTGTCGATCAATTTTCCTCGAAAGAGTGGCCGCTCCATCCCACTCCAACGCTGTACCATCGCTTCGATAGTTACTGACATGTTTGTTTCTCCTTAAATGAATGGATTCCAACTCCACTGCAGTAAGCCTTGACGCTGTCTAAGCCGTTTATTTAGGTCTCCTGGACAATTTTTGAGTATTTGACCCGAGTGACGAGCTCCAAAAGAACGCCAGCGCATAATCTGTCGGTGGTCATCACGAGAGCGCCTTCCAAGCCAAAATCGACAGTACCACTCGAACCAGCCTCGAGGATCTTGAAGGTCTATCCAACCATTTTCTCGCCAAGCACTCAAAGGCTGCCTGCTCTTAACCCCAAAGTAGTTGTGCTTTTCTGTTGAGAAGTACATCATGTGCTCTCGCCATTCCTCAGGATACTCATCGCTATTAGGGTCGAGGTATCGACCTTCGAATACCCCCATCCGCAGCATCTCAAGAGGAGTGTAGACTGGCTGAAACTCAGGATGGTCAGACATATCCCCTGCGGCGCGCTCCCGGGTATAGCTATAGTTAGTCTGCATCGAGTTTTTGACGTGAATAATCAATATGCTCATAAAATAATTGTATTATGCGTATACGCGGTTGTACACAACTTTATTTCCTACATGTATCTCACGTTTCCAATGGCTTCTTCTACTGCTAATTTCTGAGCGTTACTCTCGATCTTATCCCAGTACACCTCAGAGTACTCTAACCCTACGAGTCTCTGCCTATGGCTGTCGTTTTCGACGACAATTAGGTATATTCTGGCTTCCGGCAACTCTACGGTTGTTGAGCTAGGGTTGTATCTAACTTGTATATAGTTAGATTTACTGAACAGCCACTTTTGTTTTGCTTTCTCAGAGCCAAATATAATTAGAGTCTTGGTCACTTAAGCACAGTACCTTTCGAGGTTGATTTATCTTTTTTTAGTAAATATAACAGTTTTCAGGCAGCTTGTCTACAGGTCTGTACCCACCCTCTAAAGGCTCCCGGACTAAAAACTTACCGTAGACTTCAATAGTGCTGAGGCTATTGGCCGACCGCTCGCCGCGACAATAGTGCTGAAACCTGCTTATGTCTTGCGCCGTCACCCCGGTCGGCACCCGCACAGCCAATAAACAGACTCCCTCTTCATTGCTCTCTTTCAAGAGAATCTTGACGTTAAGCTTAGTCTGGCCCTCACCTCTTAAAACAATAGGTGGACGAGGGTAGGTCGTACCTATACTGCGATAGTCGACAACTGGAAAGTCTAACAGAGTTAATCTCCTAAGATATAGTAGCCTTCTAAGGACTGCTCGACGACTCTTAGGGCACGATCTTTCTTAGTTCTTATGAGCACCTCAGGCATCGGCGCAATCCAAAAGGATCGAATTCCGGTCTTTACGAGGTTGTTTCGGACAAACTCTTGGAACTTTGGCAACTGGTCAATTGGGAGACCGCGAGGAACTAAAGTGCTGTTGATCGCTGACTTCTTGGTAAACTGAAGAATAGTTAAAACTCTCAAGCTTACTAAGATGTCGTCAGGCTTTCGAGCTATTGGCGTATATTCAAAGCCGTAGCCTAGCTTATTGTTTTGGCCGATGTGCATGCCTTGATATTCCATATTTTTATTTTATAACGGCCGTGGGTCGGTTGTACATAAAATAATGTGTGGGCTACATAGGGCGAGAGACGGTGGTTAGAGTGGGAGAGGCGAAGGTTGAGGTGGGAGAAATGACAGTCGTAGGAGAAGAGTCGAAAGTCGAAGTGGGAAAAGCGAGAGGATAGAGTGCAAAATAGAAGAAACGAGAGTGGCGCTGCGCCTCCCGGCCTATCTAAGGCGACCTCCTGGCGATACGGATTTAGATGTAACATCTGAAACACCGAGTGACATATTGTAACAAGATATATCAGGCTCATCACATCAATGTGTCGTTATCCTGATGTTACATTTTTCACAGTTGTTACATCTGAAACAGTAAATGAAAGGGTAAAAATCACTAAGTTATTTGTTATCAATAACTTAACATCTAAGTGGAATTGGTATGCGCCTATTATGTATTATTTTTTGGGTCATACCAGTACACCTTTTTTGTGATGATATATTAAAAAATACATAGAATGTTACATGGTGAGTCTAAGTTATTTATTATCAATAACTTAGGGATGAAAAAAGTGTAACATCAGATTTATAACAACTTGTTACAAGATTTCTTTTATTCTTTTTGAGCTTTGTGTATACTTGTTCCTACGTTGAAAGCCGCTATATACAGAGAAAAACCAATGTAGAGGATGTGTCGATTTTACAAAATAATTATAGGCGCATACCAAATCATCTTAGAGCGCTAGGCCTTATTGAGGCTATAACCGTTGGCATTATAGGATAGGTAGAGCCATAACTGTCTATTGAAGAAGGAGGACAAGGCTGTCCATAACTGTGCTGACATTTAGGTAGGATGAAGGGCCATAACTGTATAAGGCCATAACTGGCTAATGATATAACAGCTGTACACAAGTTGTTATATCAACTTTTAAAAGCTGTATATACAGCTTTAACATAGTTGTATATACAGAATGCGTCCCGCGAAAAGTTTTTAAGTTCTGTCTTAATTTACTGTCTCATGGGCGAGCGTCGGCGGGTCTGAGGTCTAGTTCAGAATGTGGCCGAAGCGGGACGCGTGCACCGTCATTCCCGGGTCGTCTTCCGACTCCCTGAGCCACCACACCAGAAGCACACCTTAGTCACCATCGCAGACTCCCCCACACCTGCTTTAGCCACTGTCACAGTCCCCTTCCCGCTGCAAAAGCTGCATGCCTTTTGCTCTTTACTCATTGGAGTTTTCTCCTCATGATGACATAAAATAAACGGCTCACAATATTATTATATACTACTACGATTGAGTTGTACACAAAAAAGTGAGCAGTATTCCAAATAGTTTTATCATTTGGAATACATGCCTCTGTGAGCAAAGCATGAGTTTTACGTAGCTATATACCAGCGCGTACGCGCACGCGTATATCACAACTCTGTCAAGTTGTACACAAAATAATGAGCAGGCGATTATAAAGTTTTGAACAGCTTCTGTCATCGACTGCTCATTTTCTTATGTACAACTTTGTTTACATAGTGTATAGTTATTCTAGATTGAATAGAGGAGGTACTCACATGAACAAGCTCACTTTGATTTTCGGGATTTTGGTCTACAGCTTTTTCTTCATCTGCATTTTTATCTAAGGAGGAAACATGTACTCAGTGACTGTCTACAAAGAACCGGGAATCGGAGCCTACTTCTCTTGGAACACAAGAGGAGAGCTCTTGGACCACATTCTCCGTTGCCTTGAGGCTAACACACCCTTTACCGTCGGGCACATCTTTGGTAACATTGACGGTACCCGCCCCAAACGCACAAAATAATTTGCAAACTGCTCATTATTTTGTGTACAACTTGATTTACTTGATGTACTATATAAATATTGGTAATGGTAGTACGAGCCAAACCCTTACCAATCTCAAATGAAGGAGTTCCACATGTCTACCGCAACCATGGAAATGCCCGTCGTCGCCCCCACGAAGTCCAACAAGAAGTCGGCTGTCAAGGCCGAAGTCAAGCCCACCGAGACGGCGGTTCCCGTCATCAAGCAGACTCCTGTCGAAGAGCGCAAGTATCAGCTGACGGCAATCGGTCAGGAGCACTCTGAGAAGTTTCGCGGCAAGCAGCGGCAGATTGTCTTCGACGTTCTCAAGGCCGCGACCAAGCCGATGACGTACACCGAAGTCGCTCGCGAGGCTGAGAAGCTCGAGCTCAAGGCGGTCGGCGGCATCGACCTCTCCTGCCGCTACCACCTGCACCACCTCGCACTCGAGAATCTCGCTGAGGTGACCAACCTCGCCATCAACGTCGCTGAGGACCCCACTCTGACAGAGAAGTAGTTCTATCAAGAGACGCCTAGCCTACGGGCTAGGCTTTCTTGCGTGTGAGGTCGGTGGACCGCTGTTTGAATATCTTTAGACCTAATAGACGCCGCCGGGGCGGGGACCGCGGATTTCATAGCATATAGTACGCGACGCGTAAGGCGTGCTCCCTCCCGGGTATATAAGAGAAGTGAAAAACGCGGCAGGTGAGGTGCCGGCCAAGGCGTAAGCTGACGTAGGACGGGAGTCCACTGACGTATAGACTGAGGAGGGTGGTGGGTGGCGTCTCTCGACTTACGCGCCGCGGGCGCCGTATCGTGAGCGAAGAAGCCTGGGACAGATGTTTCCGCCGACCGGCCGCGCCTCCGAGTAACTCACGTCCCGGGCCCAGACTTCCGTAGAACTTCTCCCAGATTTTGGGAAGGCGAATTACGTTGTTCTAAGTAGAAATTCTCTTCCATGTTTATAGCTTCATGAATTGCTTTACCGGCGTCCTTATTACCAGTAGCCAAATAGAGCAGTACTAACTCAGAGCCATTCAGTTCTAGTGATAACTTCATCTAACTTCTCCATAGTCCCAAACTCTGTATTTCTTAAAAGCTGCTAATTTTGAGTACTGCTCAAACTTTTTCTCATACGTTTCTATAAGCTTATAGTTAGGTGACCCTTGACTGAGTATTATCTTTAGTAGTTCTTTACCTTCTTCATTAAGTCTTGTCATCTCAGCGTCGACATCTGCAGGAGGGTAGTTTAACTGTCTCATTTAGATTCCCACATTTCCTTTGCCGTCATTAGACTGATAGCCATTTTAGAGGCTCTTCTTAACTATGGTTTTCATACTTCTCCCTAAGCCCTTGTAATCTAGATAGCAGCATTTTAGTAAAGTGCGGTGAGACGCTACGCCCTTCTTGAGCGATCTGAAAAAGAACTTTCTAATCCTCGAGTAGACTCCTAGGATTCAAGGCTCTTGGATATCTAGGAGCTATAGCCCTATGTAAGTCTTCTTGATCTACAGTCTCACGATGCTGATATCTCATGACTTTGTAGTTCTCCTTCACGATCCTTTTGAATTTCTTGAGCTAGCTTTAAAGCTTTCTTTTTTTTACCCTCAAGAACGAGCTTAAGCAGACTTCCCAGGCTTTCTCCATAGTATCGGTAATTGAACCAATGGTCTCTTCGCATCTCTTTAGTGGTCTTATCTGCCGTAAAGACTTGAACAGAAAGTTCTTCACCATTCTCTACAGAGATTTTGTAGGCGTGTGTTGAGCCACAGTCACAGCAAGTTAAGTGAAATAGCTCACCACTAGGCTGAATCCAGCTTCGACCGTTAGTTATGTTGTCAATCTCCACATTTCCTCCTATAGGAAGCACAAGCTAAGTATCACCAATAGTATGAAGATAAGAAGTATCCCGTTAAATGTCTCTTCATGCTTTTCCATGTTCCCTCCTCGATGTCCACCCTCTTCCCTCGATCATTGGGTGGTTTTCCGCGCCCTTCCTTACATTGATAAGGTAGTCGAGTCTAAGACTTAACTCGTTAAGAACAGTCTTCTCGAGAGCATCGACTGTCTTTCCCTCTAAAATAGCCGCCACTCTGGCCTTAAGACCTTTAAAAGCCTGAATAGCCCTGTTATTGTTTTGACGTTCAGTTGAGTTCATACTTCTCCTTCGTGATTTTCTTCATCATCTCGATACAGTGGTCTGCCAGAAGTCTGAGCTCAGACTCATTGAGAAGAAACGCGCACGTCTCTTTAGACTGATAAGGAGTCACGAGAAACGCGGCACACCCGTAGGTTAGCTCATCACAAAGTGTGAGTTCCGCATCCCCCTCTACTTTCGGGTTATGCTTAAGTAGAGGCTCCACAATTAAGTAAAGATCCCTAGAACCTGCTATGTTCACTGCGTTTCTCCTCTGTATTTTGCTATTAACTCAATGCGACGGTTTTCAAACTCAGTTAAAGTGCGTTGAGGTTTCCATAAAAAGAATCCTAACAAAAATTCTTCCCAGAGTAGACGACGCTCGGCTTTTGCTATCGCTTTTTCTTTTTTCACTATGTAATAATTATATCCTGTGTATACGCAGTTGTACACAACCTTATTTCTCTTTTGTGCACTAGTCCAACTTTCTGTTTAACATGTGGAACAAGATATGATTAAATTATTAAATGTAGTAGGGCCAAGGCCCTTGCTCCACGGTTTGGACAAGAAAGCCTTCAGCCATCCAGGGCTATAGCTGGAGCATAAACCGATTGATAGCGAAGGTGTCACATGGACTGTTGTCTTCTTTCTGGTGAAGAGGTTGGCCAACTCGATAACTACGGGATTGAGCCAAATCACGAGAATCATGTTCATGTTCCTGTCGAACAAGCCATGAGAGGTATTCAGGATGAAACCTATAGACTCGTTCGCGGAAAGCACGGTCGTAACTACATCACTCTCGAAAAAACATACTTCTTGAAACGGACGCCGTCGGGTGGAAGAGGCGGAATCCACATCATTCAACGGGTTATCAGTAACCATATAACGGAACTGAAACCCTTAAAGTTTTGAGGTCAAACTATGGGATACAGCGACTCGCAGTACAGTATGGACCCTATAGATACTCCAATTCCTCGCAGAAAGGAAAGGCGTATCACGAGAAAAAATGCTTTTTCCCTGTCCAGAGCGTACAAGATGGAGTTGGGTAAGCCTGTTTCTCAGGCAGTTAAGGAGAAGCTCTCCTTAGAGGATGGTGCCTCTTACGCGGAAGCCATTGCTCGTCAAGTCGTTCATAAGGCCATTGGTATGGTTAAGGACGACGAACTCGACTTCTGTGCAATCAAAGAGCTGCGTGAGACGACTGAGGGTAAGACGGCCGACAAGATTATTGCCGCCGGAACCAACAGTGAGCTCGAGAATCTGGCTAAGATTATGGCGGGGGAGCCTGCTAAGCCGGATGGTGAAGAGGATGAAGCTACTGTCGGGGATGATGAAACAGAGAGTGCCGAGGAGGCATTCCATGCGGATTAATGGCGGTCATTCTGTTTTGAATGATTCTAAGTTTCATGACACTCTCTATCATGGAACTACTCAGATGCATTATAATGACGGGATTAAAACCGAGGGTTTAAAAGCCTCTAAACATGAAACCGGTCACGGAGCTGTTCACGTAACTACAGACCCTGATATGGCTAAGGAATATGCTCACTATAAGGCTGAAGAAAACGGATCTCATCCAATAGTTCTTCACATTAATCGAAATCATCCCTCAGTAAGAGGATTCAGCAAAGATTTAGATATCCATACCCCCGTTGAAAGAGGAGTAGCTTTTCACACTGAAAATGACATTCCTCGTAACGCCATTAAAAAAGTTCAAAGACTTAAGAAAGAATACTAGTTGTGGGAATCTTTAAAAAGTTTGGCTATAAAGCTCACAACTTCATTAAGAGACATCCCAGTCAGGACAAGAAGTACACGCTCCTCGAAGGGTCGGTTAGAAGCTCTAAGACATTTGCTGTTGATGCCAAGCTTCTTCTTCAGCTCTGTACCTACAACGTACAGGGTAAGCGGGTGATCTGCGGAGCTACAAAGCAAACCGTCTACAAGAACATGCTACTCGACATTTTCCAGGTTGTAGGAAAAAAGAACTACTCCTACAACCGGGCATCTGGGGAATTGTGGCTTTTTGGAGTTCAATGGTTTATCATCGGAGCTCGAGATGAGGCTTCCTATAAGAACATCTTAGGAATGACCATCGGTATCGCCCTCTGTGATGAGTGGACTGAGTTTCCTCGCTCGTTCACGATGCAGTTGTTTCTCAGACTTTCTCCTCCAGGTTCAAGGCTTTATGCCACCACTAACCCCGGTACTCCTCAGCACTATCTGTTTACTGAAGTCATCAATAATGAGAACTTTGAGCCAGACCTCGAAGTTATTCACTTTACTTTAGAAGACAACCCAAACATCGAACCTGCTCAAAAGCGGCAGATCATTGCTTCTCAAAAGGGTGTCTACTACCAGCGGTATATTCTCGGGCTGTGGGTAGTCGCGGAAGGGGCCATTTATAAGGACTCCTGGTCGGAAGACTTAGTCTACTCTAGAGAGCTTAACGAGGATGTGGTCAATGAGGCGAATCGACAACTACTCGAAAAACGACCTCTATCTCTTTATGGTGCTGGTGGCTACGCTAGTCATGTTATATCTATTGACTACGGTACTCACAATCCATGTGTCTTTCTGGAGATGTTTGATGATGGAGATCGCGTCTGGGTAGACCGAGAGTACTACTGGGATTCAGTTAGAGAAATGAGGCAAAAGACAGACTCTGAGTACGCGGATGACTTAGAGCAGTTTATAGCCTCTTCAAGAGCTATAGGAATCAACAATCCCAAGATCATCGTTGATCCTAGCGCTGCAAGCTTTAAGACAGAACTTGTTAAGAGAGGTCTTTGGGTCGTAGACGCCGATAACGATGTTGAGACTGGCATACACCGTGTTTCTGAGCTTATGGCTTGTAAGGTTTTACGGATTGAGAATGGCTGTACTAATCTTCGTCGCGAGAATGGTCTAATTTCGTGGGATAAGAAAGCCTCAGAAAAAGGCAAAGAAGTCCCAGTGAAAGTTAACGACCACGCCCCCGACGCTGAGAGATATGGGCTTATGGACCTATTCCCTGAGTGGAGAATAGTCAATCTCCTAGAAAAGGCGGCCTAATGCTAAGCCCCTTAGAAGTTAACTGTCCCCATCAAAACTCAAACCTAACTAACTGCGGTGCTGGAGTTGGAGAGCCTTGTAGGTGGGACTGTCTAAATCCAGTAGAACTCTATCACGCTGAGAGACTTGAGGTTGCAGATGAGCTATCTAAAGGCAAAGGCGCAGAGCCTAGCGTAGAGGATTTTAATTTAGCAGTAGAAAGGTCGGACCTCATATGATTCCTTGGGGAGAATCTGCACTAAAGCAAGCAAACGACGCCATTGAAGAGGACGCTCATCCAGTTAAACCTTTCCATGACGTTCTTCGCAGTCATGGTTTTAAGCCTCGCGGCTCTGAACACATTGATGGCGTTCGCCACAATACCTACGTGAAGCCAAACCCTGGCGGCGGTGAAGAGAAGGTCGTTATCAAGCATACCCAGAAGATGGGCCCTGACTTTGGAAAGACCGATACTGAGACTCATTCTGGTGATCCTGAGGCTGGAATTCCTCGGTATAACAACAGTCCTGAGAAACTTGATCGAAACATCCATGCTCAGTCTTATCGAGCCCCAGAAGGTCTTCCTTCTAAGATGAAGCCAGGAGAAATCAAAGAGTACGCCAAGAAGATTAAGGAGTAGCTTAATGCCAATCCCCATGGGTTCCTCTGCTTACAATCTTCCTATCATAGGGGATTCTGGCGAGTTTGACAGTCTGGCCAAGCCTTTTCATACTTCTTTAAAGCAGGACCCAGACGGCGGCTGGGGTACCGGTCTTAGTCTTCATCCCCTTGAAAAAGGAGAGAGAAGCCCTTCTTTAGGACACGACGCCGAGGATGCTATAGTTGATGACAAGCGCTTTACCGAGTCTCTTCACGCTCGTAAAGATGATGGTCGCTTTATTCTTTCTAGTGGAAAGACTAAGAACAGCAGGAGAAAAACCTAATGGCTATCGATGGTGGTTATTCTGTTCTTAACGATGCTCATCCTATTAAGCCTTATCACAATGTTCTTCGAGAAAAAGGATATGCTCCTTCATCTGGACAAACTAGATATGAAGGCAGTGATGAACGCCAAAACACTTATCACAATAAACAAAACCCTGAAAAACCTTTAGTGACAATATTTAGTCACTCTGAAAAAGGAATTAGTGGTAGTACTGGAGGTAATAAAAACTTTAAAACTCCTGCTGGATTAAAGAGAAGTTTAAAAGATTAAAAGAAAGGACTTAGCTAATGGCACCCAAGAAGACAGCTGTAAAATTGTCTAGTGGACCAAAGGCTAAGCCTAGCTCTAAAAGAAATCGTCCTCTTCCTAAGAATGATGATCAAAACTACGTAAGAGGAATAGCTACCGACTCTTACAGCAACGCCCCAGCTAGACTTGGTGACGGTACCCCTAACTTAGCCCAAGCTGGCCAGTATCCTTTGATTCGCCTTACTGAAGACTATCCCCTAATTTTGAGTTTGTACCGCAGCTCATGGGTTATTCGTAAAGTAATCGATCAGTTTGCTGAAGACATCTACAAATCATTCCCAATCTTAGACACTGAGCTATCTCCTGAACAAGTTAACATGTTCAACAAGGTAGTCAAAGATACCGCTACTCTGTCTAAGTTAAGGACAGCTCGTAAGTGGGGTAGACTCTTTGGTGGAGCCGCCTGCGTCATAGTCATCGACGGTCATGATGATCTGATGCAGCCTCTAAATCTAGACGACATTAATCTGGGAACTTATAAGGGGCTCATACCCTTAGACCGCTGGTCGGGAATTATCCCTGGTCCTCAGATCAACAGTAACATTCAAGACCCGACTAGCTTTGGCCTGCCGACTTACTATAACGCCATCATGGACTCAGGCAACGTCAATATACACCACAGTCGGATTCTTCGGTTTACTGGCCGAGAGCTTCCTCAGTGGGAAGTTCAGGTTGAACTCTATTGGGGAATGTCTGAAGTAGAGATTGTGTTTGATGAGCTTCGTAAGAGAGACTACAGTTCTTGGAACATCGTCTCTCTACTGACTAGAGCTCAGATTCTTTCTATTGTAGAGCCTCAACTGGCCACATTGATGTCTGGCGCTGGTGGGACTAACAAGTCTTACAATAACTTTGCGTCTCGTATGTCTGAGATTAGTACTCTTCTCAACAATCAGGGGTTGCTGGTCCTCGGCAAGGACGGCCACTTAGAACAGACTCAGTATGGATTTGGTGGCGTTTCTGAGATGTACCACGAATTCATGAAGGACTTAGCCGCTGCCTGCGAGATTCCTTATGAGCTTATCTTTGGCCGCGAAGGCGGTTTAAGCAACACTGGTGAGTCGGGACTCCAGCTCTACTATGATAAAGTAGACCAGAAGAGAACCAGTGAAGACGGGGCCATCATCGACAAGCTCCTGCCTATTATCGCTATGAGCACCTGGGGAATGGTCCCAGATGACCTAGAATACCACTGGGCGCCGACTCGTACCATGACCGAGCGAGAACGCATGGACATGGCCACAGTGACTACAAACACCGTGGTTCAAGCCTACAATGCCGATCTACTGACCAAGAAAGAAGCTCGCACAGAGCTTATGCAGGCCAGCAAGAGAAACGGCTTCGCAACCAACATTACTCAAGCGGCCATTGAAGCTACTCCTGATAAGTTTGCCAGTGAGATCGGCTTAGATCAGATGGAGCTCGAGCAGGAAATAGCAGGAGAAGCGCCAGGGGAACAGCAAGAAGGGGGTGATCAAGATCAAGAGGCTAAGGAGCCTCCTAGGGTTGGTGACAAACCCAAGGGCACTAAGCACGAGTTAAGAGATTCGGCTAAGTACCTTACAGATTCCGCTCCTAAAGATGCGGATAGCCTGCTTGAGTGGATGCTTGGAAAAATCAATTCTTGGAGGATTAAGTGAGTGAATCTTCCTCTAGGTCATACTCCTCCAAGGCTTGCTCCTGACGTAAAGCATTTTAAAGGTCTTACCGTAGTTATCGAAAATCCTGTTGGAAGTATTCGATACGGTAAAGACTGGCATCATAAGATGCTCGACGACTACGGCTACATCGAAGGCTACGTAGGAGCAGACGGCGATGACGTCGACTGTTACCTTGGAAAACATCTTGAGGCCAGGAGGGTCTACGTTGTAAACCAGGGTGTGATGGGCAATCCTAGTGAATTTGATGAACACAAGGTGATGCTAGGGTATCCCTCAGAGTCATATGCAAAAAATCGCTATATAATCAATCATACCTCGGGTGCATCTATTTTCCAGTCAATCATCTTAATGACTGTAAGTAAGTTTAAAGAATGGTTAAAGACGGCAGATAAGTCTAAGCCTGCAGGAGTTTAGAGTGAGTGCTTTATTTTCTCCTCCTACACAACTGGAAGTTACCTACCGTACTTTAATCTCGAAAGTAGTTCGATCTTGGTTACCTGTAAGACTTAAGGACGTCAGTGATGAGTATTGGCTTAGAGAGCTTGTTGATCTAAGCACCAGAAAGAGTGTTATCCAGTCGGCTACTTCTGTGGCTGTCAATATGATAACACGAGTGAATGTCTCCAACTTAAAAGACTGGAGACAAGCCGCCTTTAAAGCTCAGGGCGGGCCTCAAATCTACAACCTCCTAAAAGAGGAACTTGATTCAAGAGGGCGGAAACAACTTAATGACTACATCTCAGAAACAGCACGTTACATTTCTGATATACCTGCTGATGTGGCTAAATCTCTTATGGAAGAGATTGCAGGAGCGCAACAACGAGGAATCCGGCCTGATGCTATCTCAAGCATTTTAAAGCTGAAATTCCCAACTCTGGTTAACACTAAGATTAAGATGTTGGCTAGAACAGGAACTAGTTCGGCTAGTTCCAACCTTACCAGAATTCGTAGTGAGGACCTTGGAATACCTTGCTTTGTTTGGGACACTTCTGAGGATCAGAGAGTTCGACCATCCCATAGAATCATGGACGGAGTCGTGGTTTTCTGGAGTGACTTACCTTCTCCTGAAGAACTTAACGGCGGAAAGCCAGTTCTTGGAAGATACATCGCAGGAGATGCCCCTAACTGTCGTTGTTTCTGCCGACCTGTTCTTACGCTTGAGGATTTATTCTCAGCTAAGAAAACTTCAGTAAGAGTCTATCTCAATGGTCATATTGAGTATATGACTAGACAGAAATTTGCTAATCTGTCAGGCATCGAATCGAGGTTAGCCGCATGAACACTGGAAACTCCGCTTTAGAGCAGTATAAGCCTCCTGCTTCTTCTGGCTATTACGACGCGGGCAACGGCGGTGGAAACAGCGGCTGCGTTATCTCGCCAGCACCAGGACTTGGCCTGAGTGCGTATCAGGATGCTTCAGTTCCGGTGAAACCACTTCCTAAAAGACAAGGACCCTAGACATGAAACCAATTCACGACATGATTCACACGTTCAGCTCTGGCCCCTCCATCACGCAATCAGTACCGGTGGCTCAGAGAACTCCTGTTATTCCTACTGAGTTTGGAATACCTTCAATGAGTCTGGACTCTGCTTTTGAAAACACTGATGGTCGCTTTCAAGATATTCCTGCGATGGATTCAATGGAAGATGCAGTCTCTCCTGAGAAGGTTAGGGTCAAGATTTCTGGTCCTAATGAGCAAGGTTCTTACGCAGCTGGAGCTGGCCACGAGCGGGATAAGGCAGTTAGAGGCGGTTTCCCTGATGCAAAGTCTGCCTATAAGTGGGGAAGCACGATGCAGAGGAAGATTGCTAAGCAGAGTTTACAGCATGATGATGGAGAAGAATTAGCTGAGGATGCTAAAAAGCACGCTGATACTGAAACCTATAAAACTCCTCGTGAAATGCTAGCTGCTCATCATCGTGGAGAACATCCTAATAATAGTGACTATAATAGCTATAAAAGTCAAGCTCATGCGTTAGCTCAGAGAATATCTCAAAAGCATGGTGGTGGAAATAGTAGTTATCCATATGCTTATGAGGAAAAAGAATTAGCTGAGGATTTTAATCCAGAACTTCATAAACATTTCAAAGAAGCCCGTGAAAGTGGATTTAAGCCGTATGAACATACATACCATACTCATGGTGCTGACCCTAATAAGTCTAGCTCTAGACATGAAAATGGGTCTAATAAAGTGGTGAGATTAAAGAATCATACAACAGGTAAACATCTCGATATCGAACATAACTCAAAACATGGATTAGTATCCAGTGAAGAATCTGAGCCCATAGAGAGCTTAGAATAAGGAGTAACCATGGCAAAGTATTACTCACTAATGCTGAGTAAAAACATTTCCAAGACTCCTGAAGGTTATCTTATCTGCGAGAATGTACCCCTTTGTAGATCGGGATTTCAGGAGTATCTCGGAAAAGAGCTTGTAGGGTTTCCTGGTTATGACCCTGACTGGGGACTAGAGCCCGATACCCGCTATAAGGTGTTTAGACCCAAGAATGAAGTCCTAGACAAAGACTTTATTAAGTCTCTTGAGGGTAAAACGGCTGTAGATGAGCATCCTAGTGGTAAGCCTGTCTTGGCTGATAACGAAAGAGAACTTCACTGCGGTCATGTTCAGAATATAAAGCCTGGTCCTGAAGTCGACGACGAAGTAACTCTTCAAGGCGATATTCATATTAAGGACCCTGCTCTTATCGAGAAGGTCTACCCAGAGAATAATCCAGACTCTGAGGATGCGGTACGTGATGTTAGTTTAGGCTACAGTCTCGTACTTAAAAGATTGGACGACGGGACTATCGTGATGACAAAACTTCGCGGTAATCACGTGGCCATAGTAGAAAAGGGACGCGCAGGACCTTTGATAGCTATCAAAGACTCAGCTATTCCAGAGGTTGAGTTCGTTCCTCCTCAACCAGAAACTAAATCAGTTAAGAAGGAGAACACTATGTCACTGATGGATAAGATTCTCGGATTGGGGTGGAAGCAATTTGCTACTGACGCCAGTCCTGAGGAGATTGTAGAGGCGGCTAAGGAGTTGAAAGGCTCTGAGGTCAAAGAACCTGAAAAGAAGAAAGACGATGAGCCTCACGCTGAGCACATGGCTGCCTGCAAAGGCTACTGCGATGCTGGTGGTGATAAGGAAGCTCTGATGTCTTTCCTTAAGGGTGAGCACAAACCTGCTCACGATGCTGATGAGAGCCTCGAAGACCTCGAAGAGCAGACCGGAAATTCCGGTAAGGGCGACAAGACTGAAGGCGAAGAAGAGCAGGATGAAAAACCTGCCGCTGAAGAGGATGAAAAGATGGTTACCGACGCTGATGAGATCAATGACCCAGGCGAGAGTGTTCTCAAGCAGGCCAATGACTCTGTTCGTGAATACATTAAGTCCACGAAGCCAATTGTAGCTGTCATTGCCTCTAAGCCCAAGGCAAAGCGGACTCAGATGGAACAGCTCGCTCTGGATGGCTATAATGGAGCGGTTAAGTCGCTTAACGCGGCTAAGGTTAATCCCTACAAAGCCTTGGCTGTTTCAAAGATTCCTGAAAAGCTTGCCACAGACTCATCCTCTGTGACCAAGACTGAGGGGCCTGTGTGTACTTGCTTCGAGGGAGTGCCGTACCGAGTAGGTATGGAGAAGCATCAAAATACCTGCTTAAAGGAGAATAAATAATGCCCGCGACTATAATTCCTGTTAAAGGACTTTATCTCGGCTTCGTCGGTAACATCAGTAACGAGGGTTACTCACTCCGCACTGCCCGGCAAGTCAATCCTACGGACACTCTCTCTGTTGCTTTTGGCGAGACCATTGTTCTCAACACTAACAACACCTACTCCAGCGTTAAGACTTTTGTCGCTGGTGGCGGTACGGTTACAGCAGCTACTCCTATGGGGATTGCTGTCAGCAACGTAAACATTAATCCAGCTTACAACTCTCAAGGCTCTCTTGATGCTGTAACTCCTGGTGGTGTTTATCTGCCTGGCACGATTATGGATGGCCTGGTTCAGGGGACGGTTAACGTAACCTGCAACAATGGAACTCCTACTGCGGGTGGTACCGTCTACATTCGAGTGGCTCTGAATGGGGCTATTCCTAACGGCGTTGTTGGTGGTCTTGAGGCTGTTACTGATGGTGCCAACACTGTCGCTCTCACCAATCTGAAGTGGAAGACAGGTTATCTCGAAACTGATCTTACGGCTCAGGTTACTATCTTAGCTCGGACCATAGCCTAATCGGCGGAAAGGTAAAAAGATGAATCCCAAACAATACGAACAGAGTCTCATCGCTCTGCGCAGTGGAAAGATTCTGTCCGATGCCGCCGCGGCTGCTACCGGTCAGACTTTTCTCATGGCAGAGCTTGCGAAGCTTGACCCAGTCGTAAGACTGCCGCTGGAGAACTATACGTATCTCCGCGACATTCCAATCGATCGGGGCGGTGGCTGGATTATGAACCACATCGCTCACAACGTTGATTTCCGCGGACCCCGGGATAATTCGGCCGGTTCTCAGACCAACGATTCGCGAGTGATTGAGTACAACGTCAATCAGGATACCTGGCCGGTATTCCCCTATCAGGTTCGGGTCCGTATTCCGATCGTTGAGTCTCTTCGGATGGCTCAGGTTGGTCGGAGTCCTCAGGACCTCCTTGATAAGGGAGTTCGGGTTGACTACAGCAAGACCCTCGATACTCGCACTTATGCGGGATTCGGTGGTCAAGCTGGGCTTGTCAACAACCCAGCAGTAACCAGCACTTCTCTGCCGGCTACTGGTACAGGGACCACGACGACCTGGTCAACTAAGACGGCGACTCAGATTCTTCAGGACTTTAACTTCATGGCTCAAACCAACTGGAACGCCAGTGGTAATGCGCCGGGAGCTATGCCTGACCGGTTTCTGATTCCTACGGCTCAGTACCTCCAGATCACTCAGCCAATGGCGGTAGTTGGTGGACCTTCGGGTTATGCCTCGATTCAAGACTATGTCAAGAAGAATTATCTTGGTTCGGCTTTTGGCATTATTCCTGAGTTCTACCCGCTTCCTCAGTGGTTGGACGCTCAGGGTCCTGGCGGTACGCAGCTTATCGTAGCTTACAAGTATGATAAGGATTGCCTGTCGCTAGGTATCCCGCAGGAGATCACTCGGTTTGGTGCTCCTCCGTCGATTGTTTCGGGTGCGTTTGAGTTCTTGTACCTCGCCAACATTGGCGTAGTCAAGATTAATCGTCCCCAGACTGTCCAGCAGTACTACGGTTGCTAAAACAAGAGGGCCTCAGAGACGAGGCCCTCTTAATTCCCCAGGAGATGTAACCATGATTACCGTTCGCTCCATTAAGCCACTGAACCTCTTTACTGCTCCAGAGGGTACTGAGGTTATTCACGTCCCCAAGAATGTGAATACCGTAGTCCCAGACACAGTTAAAGACCACCCCGGTTTTCAGATTTTGATTGACGACGGTCTGATCATAGAGGTAAAGACTCCAGCGGCAGAAGCTCAGTCTCAGGACGATAAGGACGCTCTTCTGTCAAAGAGTGAGCATACCGGGTCTATGGGAGACAATGAGGTTATTGCAGCCAATAGGCTCAAAGCGGAACAAGACCCAAAGGAAGAGACTGAAGAAGACTCAGAAGAAGAGATTGACGAAGACGAAACTAAGTAAAAGTTAGGAGGGCCAAGTGGGAACTTATAGCACAGGGTGGCCGCCCATTAATGCCTTCATAGACATGCTCTACGGCACTGGCGGCGTAGACTGGCAAACATTAACTCTTAATGGCTTTGGTGGGGCTTCGGGTGTTGTCTTTTGCGGTAATCCCCCCTATACTGTAACTGACTTTGCTAGTGTCTATCCCAAGTTCCTTGGCCCTCCTACTCCATTTTCTGGTTTATCAACTGTGGCTGGCACACCAACTATTTCTGGGTTTACTTCTACTTCAGGTTTAGCCCCTGGCCAGTTACTAGTTGACCCTAACTTTGCAAAAGACACTTTGATTTTAACTGTGTCTACTGGTAGTATTACAGTAACAAACAACGCAATAGCCTCTAGCTCCTCCGAGTCTATTGTAGTCTATCAGACTCCCTTTGTTCCTATCCTCATCATTTTGAACTACGTTTATCTCGCGTTAGCCTCGGTGATGTTTAGTAGGTATCAAGAGTTTTGGTTTATGTGTGTTTCATTTTTTGTGGCTCACTACCTTACCCTCTTTATGAGAACAGAGTCTGGTCCTAACAGTACAGCCTCTCAAGTTGCCTCTTCTGGTCTAACTAAGGGAGTTCTTATCTCCAGACATGCTGGAGACGTTGGAGCTAGTTCTCAGCTGATTCAAGGCTATGAGCAGTGGGGAGCTTGGATGGAGACCCAATACGGGGAACAGTTTATAACTATAGCCCGAGCGGTAAACGCTGGTCCTATCCTTGTCTCTTAGATTATGCGCAAAAACCTCGAAAAAGACGAGCCGGATAACTCTTGGACCGATAGAGAAATCTTCTATTGGATGATAAAGACTGGAGTGGTGGATGAAGCCCACAGTATCGGTGGTAAAAACCAGCAACTCCAAAAGTCTTCAAACCCGTCTAAATCGAATTAAGGGTAAAGCAGTCTACGTAGGAATTCCTTCTACCAATACGGCAGCTAGACGCTCTCAGCTAATGAAAATAGCTGGAAACATTCCTACTCAGAATAAGACCAAAAAGGCTAGAGTAGTTAAGGCTGCTGCCGCCGATGTGAACAATGCTGAGCTTTTGTATATCTTCTCTAAAGGATCTCCAGCGAATAGTCAACCCCCGAGGCCGGTCATTGAGCCTGCTATTGTGGCTGAGGGAAACAAAGAAGCCATAAGCCACGAACTTGCTAAGGCTACTAAGGCTACTCTTCAGGGAAACGAGCAAGAAGCTTCTTCCAGACTCAAGAGAGCAGGCATCGCTGGTCAAAATGCCTCAAGAGCTTGGTTTAGAGACTCTAGGAATGGCTGGCCTCCTAATGCTGAGAAAACAATCAGAGAAAAAGGCTCAGATCGCCCAGGTATTGATACTGGAGCAATGAGAGATTCCATAGTTTATGTAGTCAGAGAGGATTCTAATGAGTGAGGTTTCAGACCTTTCTGAAGTAGTCGATGATGGAACTTTATCTGAGGTCTATGTCATTCAACGCTCAGTTGGTCAGCTTCAACCTGGCGGGTGGGTCACGGCGGTTACAAATCTTCCTGGGTGGGGAGTAGTTTCTACAGCTCGTGAAGAAGAGCTTAAGATGCTTCCTGAGGGCGATAGAGTTACTGGTGCTATGGTTTTTCACTCAATGGAAAGAATCTACGAAACTCAGCTTGACGGGGTATTGGTTGGTAATCCTCAGCAGAGAGTTTCTGATAAGATGATCTGGTACGATCAGGTCTGGAGAGTTCTTGCTGTGTTTCCATACCCCAATAGAAACTACTGGAAGGCGATTGCTGTTAGATTGCAGGGTAACTAGTTTATGTCAGTTATCAACTACCCTAATGGAGGGTCTCTTACTTCCACCGCTCTAACCCGTCAGCAGATTGAATCTGCTTTTCAGATAATTACAGCTCAATCTCTTGGGCTGGTCATGATTCAAGTTTCTATGGCGTTGGTGGCTGGGAGTCCTATAGCTAACCCCTCAAGTATGGCTAATTTAGCTGTTGGTCAGCTTCTTATTGGGCCAGACATCCCCAGTGGAGTTCCAGCCCCGACAATTATAGCCGTAGGCACTGACACCATTACAATGAGTGAGAGTGCTCTCAATACAGCTACTGATATAGTGACTGTAGCTTCTCCGAGTGTTTCTAGTCAAGTTCGAGTAGGCTGGCAGCAGCAAGGTCAACCAGGTCCTTCTATCTATAGCGATACAGTAACGGTCTACTGTAATCCTGTTAAGAAGGAATACAGCAACATGAGGGATATTACTCGTTCAGGTAATGAAGACACAGTAACTCATACAGACGTGTTTACTCGTTGCTGGAGAACTTCATGGGTGTTTTATGGGCCTGATGCTCTAGACAATGCCAGAGCAGTACGTTCTGCTTTGATGACACAGCAGTTTACAGTAGATTTTCTTTCTGCTTTAAATCTCTACATTAAAGCAGACGTGGAAGAACCTGATTCTTTTCCAGAAAACTTTCAGGGTTCTTGGTGGGAAAGAGCCGATCTTTCTGCGGACTTTAACGAGCAAATTACCGAGACTTGGACCATTGGCACCGTTGGAAGCGTCGAGGTTAAGGTCTACGACGATAGCGGCCTTCAAAAAGATTTTGTTGTTACGGAATAAGGAGCTAAAGCATGAGCACATTACCCCTTTCGATTATTGCGGATGTGACTGTAGTCACCAGTTCTCCGCAGGTAGCGGCTCCTAAGTTTAATACAGGCTTAGTAATCGGTAACTCGACAGTTATTCCTTCCTATGGAGTTAACTCCAGAGTAAGAATCTATCAGTATGGCACGTATTCGTCTTCAATGCTTACTGACGGTTTTACTATCAATAGCCCTGAGTATATCTGCGCTCAGATCTATTTCAGTCAGTCTCCTGCTCCTGCCCAGATAGCAATCGGTAGACAAGATGCTACGGCCATTTCCGCTTTAACCATTATGTCGGGAGATGCTGGAACAGGCTATGCTGTCGGAGACCGTTTCAGCATTACTCAAGGCGGGGCCAGCTTTGGCATTGGTCAAGTGACCACTATTGGCACTAATGGCGCAGTCACTGGGGTTTCTATCTATCAGCAGGGGACCAGCTATACTGTAGCTAACGGGCTTACCACAATTGCTCTTACTGGATCTGGCACAGGTCTAGAGGTTGACGTCACTGCTCTTGGAGAAAGTGCTCTACAAGCCTTCCAAGCTTGCCGATCTGCTAACGCTATCTGGTATGCTGGAATGGTCACGACCGCGGTTGACGCCGACCACATAGCTATCTCCGCTTGGGTCCTCAGTCAAGCAGGAACAACCTACTTTGGGAATAACTCTGAAGCGGCTGTCGCAAATGCCGTTGCCGGAAATGTGTTCTCCACACTATTTGGAGCTAACTCCAAGCGGACATGGATGCAGTGGGCAACCACTCAGAGCGGTTTGTACCCTAATCAGATCTACTTTACTGCGGCTGTTATTGGCCAAGCTATGGCCTCTAATACTCAGCTTTCAAACTCAGCCTTTACTGAGAAGTTTAGCGGGGGAGTTCCTCTAGTCGGAGTATATGTTGAGCCTACTGGTCCTGGCGGTTTGTCTACTACTCAGATAAGCAACATTGAAGGAACGAGCACGACAGCTGGTCCTAACGGAAATCTATACCTGAACTACGGAAGCTCTTTCAATGCTATAGAGCAAGGTACTATGATGGCACCTGGGGTGTTCTTTGACCAGATATTGAATCTTGATATTTTGGGCTCAAACATCCAGTTCAACATTATGAATCTGCTGACTACTCTTCCTAAGGTTCCCCAGACGGACGGCGGGCAGCAGCTACTGATTCAAGCAGTTGAGGCTGCTCTTGCCCAATCAGCATCTACTGGATTCATTGCTTCTGGCATCTGGGAAGGCCAGACTATAAGTCTCGGTGGAAACAATAGTCTAACTCCTGGAACTTCTCTTCCTAACGGCTACCTTGTGCTATCTCCTAGCTATAGCGTATGGGGTAAAGCCAACCCAGCTCTATTGGCTCTTCGGCAGGCTCCTCCTATCTACGTGGCGCTCATTGAAGCGGGAGCGGTACACTTTGTTACCGTGGAAGTTCTAGTACAGATTTAGAAATCATATGCAAATCTTGGACATTGAATTAATCATCTAATTTTTGCATATGAATCCTATGAACTCCTAGATATCCCCAAGGTTGACCTGGATTTCTCAAAATTATCATTTTAATGCCCGTAGCGGAAAGGAAATCTATGGCAACTACGTACGCTTTTAAGAGTATCGTCGGGAGCTTTACAGACCCTGATGTAGGAACCTATATTTTTGCAGGTCAAGAGGGTGTCAAGCACATTACCGTAGGTAACACCATTGATCGCACAGTTCAAGACGTTGCCGCCGACGGTACTGTGATGGTTAGCTATGTTTCTGGTGCTAATGGCTATGTTGAGATTGAGACTCAGCAAAACAGCAGTCTTCATCAGTTTCTCGTGAATTGGGCAAACTATAAGTTTACTGAGAGTGAGAATGGTGGAGCGGCCCTGTTTGCTGCTGCTGCCATTAAGATCATCGACACTCTTTCAGGGGCGAATCACACGATTACCGGAGTATCCCCGATGAAGATTCCTGACAAGCCGTACGGGCCTTCAGGCAGCACAACCACCTGGAGACTGCCGGCAGCAAATCTCGTTCAGCAGTAAAACTTAAATAGGAGAGAGTATGGACCCCCGAGTTACGACTAAGGACATAACAATAGATGATAAGTCTTTTAGATTGTCTAAGATGGACGCAAGACTGGCCTGCTGGCTCTTTGCTACTCTTGGTGCAAATGCTAGTTCTAGCGGTCTTCTTCTATCGACTCTAGGGAGCTGTACTCACGCTCAATTTGATGAGATTCAAGGTCACGCTCTCAGACACGTCATGCTTTTAGATAATAAGGATGGAAACGTATTTCCTGTTCCTATTCTCTCTGGAGAAGGAAAGTTCGCAGACCCTAGCCTTGGAACAGATGGCAACCTAGTCTTTAGGCTTACCTCAGAGTCCATCATGTTTAATGTGGCTCCTTTTTTACCCGAACCCAAGTAGAGATTCCCAATAGGCAAATGGGCTCTGCTTGGGAACCCGCTGAATACCTTAATCTTAGTGAAATTCTCATGAGACCTGTTGAATCAGGGCTATGGAGACTTCACGAGACTTTTGATGGCACTTACACTGGAGATGACCTTCTCGACATCTTAGAACTCCTAGACGTTAGAGTAGAGAATAGACTCAGGGCAGAAGAGTATAGAGAGAGGAAAGCTAATGCCGGATAATGTATTAGACTCCTATCTCGTTCGCCTGGGGGCCACGGTTGATACTTCCTCTTTTGTGCGATTTAACGCGGTCTTAAAGGGCTCTGAGAATACGGTAACTTCCTTTACCTCAGGAGCACTTTCTCAGTTTCTTAAGTTTGAGTTTGCTGCAATCTCAACTCTAACTTCAGTAGGAATTGGTCTTATTGGATTGGCGGATAAGACAGCCATGGCGGACCAGCAGTACCGTCTGTTTGGCATGAGAATGCTCATGACCAAGGACTCTGCCCGAGCTATGCAGATGGCTCTAGGCCAATTAGATGCCACTCTAGACGAAGTCTCTTACGACAAAGAGCTCAATCAGAGATTTCAATATCTTTATGAGCAGAACGAGAAGCTCGGAAAAACTCTTGGGCCCAATTTCGATAAAAACATGATTGGGATTAGAGGTTTAAGAACTGAAGTTAAGTTCTTTGGGGATGAGCTCGAAGTCCTGGCTATGGGCAGTATCTCTAAGCTTTTTGAGAAGTTAGGTTACAGCATAGGAGACTTGCAGAATAGATTAGATAGGCTCAGCGATGAGTTTATGAAAGACATACCTTACTGGTCTGAGCAGATAAGTTCCAATCTTATTCCTGTTTGGAATGAATTTAAGCTTGTTCTTTCAGAGTCTTGGGATATTGCTAAATCCTTCATAGGAGACTATACCCTACTAGACGCACTAGTTAGAGGCGATGACTCTGTCCAAAACGCACAGTTAAGCTGGACCAACTTTGGGAAATCAATAAAGCAAAGCTTTAACGATGTCTTCGAGATTGTCAATGAGAGTTTAACTGCAATCAAGGCCGTTGACCACGCCTTTAAGTCTGCTATCTATTCTGGTATGGCTATGAGAGCTCTGGCTCATGGAAAAACTGATGAGGCTTCTAAGTATCTTAACATGGGGGATAAGGAAAGCGATAAGATTATCGACTTTCTTTATGGGCAGTATAACACTAAGTTTACTGGAGGGGATTACTCCTGGAGAAATAAAACCAGTTCTTCAGATATGCCTTCTACAGCATCTGCCCCTGATTCTTTAAAGCCTTACTTAGCCAACCCTCAATTTCAAGCCTTACTCTACGGAGTAGGCATGAGAGAGTCCGGTGGCCATCAGTTTGATATCAACGGTCGCCCTACTCAAGGTCCTGCTACAGACAACTTTGGTAATCCTCTTCCTGAGAGAGCCGTTGGTAAGTATCAACTTTTTCCTTCTTCTGCTAAGAAGTATGGGTTCGATATTAACACAGAAGAAGGAAATACTCTAGCCGCAGCCAGTCTGCTTAGAGATCTTCTTATTAAGCACAAAAACAATGATGCGGCGGCATTAGCTGACTATGGTGGATTTAAGAAGGCTGATCCTTCTAGGTACATCGGAGCAGTAAAAAGATTTGCTGGTCAATATAGTCCTTCTTCCGCAAGTATTAGTATAGGTTCTGTCGTCATTAACGTACCGCACTCAATTCCCCCTCACGAGATGAGTCGCTTTGTTAAGGATTCAATGAGTAACATAACAGATAAAGCCATTAAACAAACTACAGCCCAGATGGCAGCAGGAGCGTATTACTAGTGGCTACTTCAGGCATTTTGTTTCCTGTGATTAGTGAGGTCTATGCTAAGTCGTTACCGCGTTATAAAGGCTCTTCTAGTCAGTCTGGAAACTATACAAGTGAATTAACTGGACCCTGGACTCCTCCCCAGTATTCTCAACCTGCAGTAACTATTCTTACCGTACCTTCTTCAGGTAATCCTGTTTTAGTTCAAGCTCCTATCACAGGGACTGACGGGACCACATCAGCTCCTGTCTACCAGGGAGGAACTCCAGCATCTGATTATGTTTTTGATGCTATTCTAAGACTCAACCATAAGCGGTCTATAGAAAAGACTAGTCATCCTGTCCTTACAGGAGCTAACATTTCAGACCACTTTTACGTTAAGCCTTCTAGAGTAGTCTTAGAGATTGGAATGAGTGACGCAATGTCCTCATTTACAGCAGGAGTTTGGGTAGGAGCTTCAACAAAGAGCGTATCTGCTTGGCAAATTCTTAAGTCTCTTCAAATCGCAGGAACTCTGTTTACCTTAACAACTCGTCTAGACACGTACTATAACATGATGATTATAGACCTAGATACCTCTGATGACCACAAGACACTTCATGGGTTAAGAGCTTCTGTAGTTCTAGAGGAATTACTTTCCGCCGCCGTGGTATCAACCGCCGGAGCAAGCTCTAGAGACCAAGCATCTGGGTCTACATCTCTAGGTACTATTCAGGGAACGTCAATTAACTCAACTCAACAGGAACAGAACGTCTTTCCTTCTAGTCTATACCCAGACGCTCCTACCTATCCTAACGTTCCTGGGGCTGGAGACGTTAGCTCAACCAGTTTAAGCCAAGTCCCTTAAGGAGTCAGCATGTCTCTTCAGTTGATTCCCTTGACTAGTTCTCCAAATCAGTCGTTGACTGTTCAGCTTCAGGTAGACGGAAACACTTTAACCCTGAATCTAATTATTAAGTACGATGATATGGCGGGTTACTGGATAATGTCTATTTCAGACATAAGCAATAACCTTCTCATCGACTCTATTCCAATGATCTGCGGAGCTTACCCTGCCGCTAACTTACTTCAGCAGCAGAGGTACTTAGCTATAGGCTCTGCTTTCATAGTTAACGTCGGCAATACTTCTTCAGTTGGTGGAGGAAACATTGGGTACGGTCAGGGAGGCTACGGTCAGGGCCCCTACGGAGGTCAAGAAGGCCAAGGCGGAGTAGACTACCCCAATCAATTTAACCTTGGTACAACCTTTCAACTGTGGTGGGGGGATACCCCAAGTGTCTAATCCTTCAACTACTCCATTCTTTGGAAGAGCCTACTCTCTCGTTGTAACTCCTGCTCAAGGCCCAAGCGCCAAAACTCCAATAACTATCTCTGACGACTCCTTTGACCAGTACGCGCTTAGAATAACCTTTGAGATTAATCAACTGGCTTTCTCAGCCTTTTGGTCCGCGGAAATAACTGTTTGGAACGCAGACGGCAACATCACAGCTGGACCTTCTAAGGGAGTAAATCTCTATCAGTCTGTAATTCAAGAGGGAAGTACAGTTTCTTTATCTGCTGGCTACCAAGCGAATGGATTTTCTGGAGTTATCTTTGAGGGTCAGGTTTTCTACACTACTCAAGATAGAGTAAACGCCACTGACAGACGATTAACCTTTCACTGTCTTTTAAGTAGGGCGCTTACGACTCAAAACTTTCTTAATGCCACTCTTCCCGCAACCTCTACTCAATTTACACAAGCTCAATTTATAGCCTCTCAGTCTAAGAACCCTATAGCTTTTAATTCTGATCAGTTTAAGACTAACGTAGAGGGCGCTATACCTCAAAGGGGTTCTGTTCAACTTCCGCGAGGTAAGTCATTCTTTGGAAACCCTCACCACTACTTAAAGTCCTTAGCTGATCAGAATGGTCTATTAAGCTGGTTTGACGGGAAGGGCTGGAATACTGACTCTCTTCAGAATCCCGCGGGACCCCTGGTGACTACTTACGCCCCTGTTCAAACTATAGGTCAGCCTCCTTCTCTGGTAGGAGATTTGACTTTAAGTTTAATAGGTCAGCCTCAACAGACTCAGTTTGGAGTAAACTTTAGAGTTCTTTTAGACTCCCGAGTTCAAATTGTGGCCCCTCTTCCTCAGGTCGGTCTACAGACTCAGTATATTCGTCAAGCTTCTATTTCCTATCCTTTGCCGCAAGGACAAGGGCCTCCAAGACCTCTATCTGAGAATGGCCAGTACATCGTTATCGGAGTAAGACTCAGTGGAGACACTAGAGGAAATGAGTGGTACAGTGAGTTTACTGCTGTTACTCTTATCACAGATGTCATAGCTATGCTAGGACAAAATAAGCAGGCTCTTCCGATGGGCGGTAATGGCTAATGATCTCTATAGCAGAAAGACTTTCTGTAGCTTCTGAGCCAGTTGAAGGAGCTTTGTGGCAGTGGGCCTGCCGCCTGAGATCAGCTATACCTGGAATAGTAGTCTCATTTGACCCAGATAAGCAGACCTGTGTAGTTCAACCTGCAATTCAAGAGCTTGTTCTTTTGCCTCCTCCAGCTACTCCTCAAAACTCTAACCCGGATTCAACGCAAAACATACCCACTTCAGTTTCTATAGAGCCTCTACAGGATGTGCCCATCATAATGATGAGAGTTCCTGGGTGGTCTATAACGTTGCCTATAACTGAAGGGGCTGAGTGTCTTCTTATTTTTGCGGATAGCTGTATAGATGGTTGGTGGCAGAACGGAGGAGTAAATGCGCAGTTTGATAGGCGGAGACATGACCTCTCTGACGCAATGGCCCTGTTTGGGCCTTGGTCGCAGCCTAGTGCTCTTGAGAACTATTCCACTGATTCTCTACAGATTAGGTCTGATGACCAGTCGGTGGTCGTTGACCTCAGATCCGGAAAAGTAACTATAGCAGCTCCAACTGTTGAGATAAAAGAAGCAGGAGGAACCAGTCAGCCTTTAGTTACCGCGGACTGGTTAACTTTCTTTAACACCGACATTCTACCTTTTCTTCAGAGTAAAGGCTATACCGGACCTACCGGTCCAACCCCTAGTTCTTCGTCTTTGACTACTGTACTGGAGGCTCAATAGTGGCTACTATTACAGTTCGTCAACTAAACCCTACGACATGGGAGCCAATGGAAGGGAATGGGTTAAATAACTTTATATCTGACCTTCAAGCTGTCGCTCAAATAATAGCCACTAGATTAAGACTCTTTCAGGGCGAGTGGTTTCTTAATCTTAGCGATGGACTTCCTCTTTTTCAGTCTATGCTAGGCTCTTCTGGGAGTCAAAGAAATCTAGATGTGATAACAAACTTCCTATCTGCTAGGATTCTGGGAACTCCCTACGTCACTGGAATAGCCTCTTTATTAACCTCGTATGCTGATAGAAAGTTTCAGTTTAGCGCAGTTGTCTCTACTCAGTTTGGTACTGTTTCCATAAACAATTCTTCCGCGATATCCGCCAGTCTAAGTACTACGACTAGCAGTTAGGAAAACCACGACATGGCATATTTTCCACCGGTTATTACTCCGGCCGGGTTATCTGTTCCGAGTTTTTCTGACATTCAACAGGCTCTGTTAGACGCCTATTCTTCAATCTACGGCTCGACTACTTACCTGGGAAACGACTCAGCTGACTATCAATTTTTATCTGCGCTAGCCTTAAAGCTCAGCGACAACTGCGGACTTTGCCAATTAGCTTACAATTCCAGGTCACCACTAACAGCGGTTGGGGCAGATTTAGATGCCGTCGTCGAATTGGGTGGGTTAACTAGACTTTCTTCTTCTGCTTCTTTTGCGGCTCTCTTGCTGTCTGGAACCCCTGGAAAAGTAATCAACAGCGCAGTCATTCAGGATGAGAATGGAATACTCTGGTCACTTCCTTCTGGAGTAACTATAGGCGGTGGCGGCTCCGTTGTCTCCACGGCAACCTGTCAGCAAGCAGGTCCTATAAGTGCCGAAGCTAATACCATTACAAATCCTGTTGGAGGCTTTACTGCGGGTTGGACAGCGGTTACCAATCCATTAGCCGCCACTCTGGGAACCTCAGTTGAGGCTGACTCCTCTCTTAGAGCTAGATACGCCATTTCAGTTGCTTTACCATCTAGTACTAGACTTGCAGGAACCACCGCTGAAATTCTGGCAATACCTGGAGTTACTCTTACAAATATCCTAGAAAATCAGACAGGCACGACTGACTCTTACGGGAATGAGGGTCACTCTCTTACTTGCGTAGTTCTAGGAGGCTCTGATCTTGCCGTTGCTACAGCTATCTACAATAATCGTGGAATAGGCTGCAACACTCAAGGAGCAACATCTACGGCCATGACCATAGTCCCCGTGACTGATCCTAATACAGGAAACGTTACTAGCATTGGCTTTATCCGGCCGACAGCGGTTCCCGTTTACGTAAGTCTATCGGTTCATGGCCTAAACGCCAGTTTTACGACGGCTACTCAGGCTGCTATTATTGCCGCGATAGTTGCTTACCTTAATAGTCTCCAAATTGGAGAAGAAGTTACTCAGTCCGCTCTCTATGGGGCTGCTCTTTCTGTGATGGCTAACCTATCACAGCCTTATTTTTCTATAAGAGCTCTTACCCTGGGAACCTCCGCTTCTCCCACAGGTACTACTGACATTTCTCTTAACTTTTATCAAGTTTCCTCGGGAGTAACTGGAAACGTGATACTGACGGTGGTTTAAGATGGCTGGACAAGTTCCTACTCAATCTCTTCCAATAGGGTACTATCTCAGCCTGTTGACGTCAGAGTATAGAACTGCTCCAATGTTCAATCAGTGGCTATACACTGTCTTGAACATTGCTAGTGACATTTCAAACTGCTTACAGTTTATTAGTTCTGCCTTTAATCTTAAGTTTGCTAGTGGTGTTCAACTAGACATACTGGGAGACATCGTAGGCGTATCTAGAACTCTTAATTTTCAGCCAAGCGGCGGGGTTAGCCCAGTGCTAGATGACGCCACCTATAGGATTCTTCTTCAAGCTACTATAGCCAATAACAGGTGGGATGGAACTATAACTAGTTTATACCCTATCTGGAAGAGTCTCTTTCCAACCGGAACGATAGTCATCGTAGATAACCAGAACATGACAGCAAATGTCATCCTTACCGGAACTTTCACCTCCATTATTCGAGATTTAATAACTAATGGTTTGATTGTTCCAAGACCTCAGGCTGTTCAGTACACCTACGAGTTTGGTACTTTGCCTTACTTTGGGCTTGACCGAGAAGATGCCTTTATAGCCGGTCTTGACGTAGGGCACTTTAGTTAGGAGAATAGATGGCAAGTACTAACTTTCTTCAGTTTAATCCCGGAGCAGTAAACCAAGAAACTGATTCTCAGTATACCGCCGACTCCTCTAGAAGTGGTGGAGCGGTAACTGGGATTTTTGCCTCTGCTCTTCTTAATAAAGTCTTTTACCAGTCTTCTACTTTCATTGCAGCTCTAGCAAACACTCTAGCTAATAAAGGCTATAGCACTAGCGATGCTAGCTTAGCAACTCTAGAGAGTGTGCTGTCTAACATCGTAACTTTTGCCGATCTAAAGGCCAATCTCTCTACGGTAGCTTTTTCGACTACGCCAAACTTTAACGCCACCGCAACAAACGGCTTTGACTTTACTCTCGCCGCTAACGTCACCTCCTCTACACTTACAGGGCACCAAGTTGGCCAGACACTAACCTTTGTAGTTGCTCAGGGAGCCACGCCTTATAGCTTTAGCCCTCCTCCTAACATTAATGGATGGATTCCTGTTCCAGTCACAGCCAATACGGTATTTGTTCAGACCTTCATTGTTAGAGCAGACGGTACCGTCTGGCCCACTGAGAGTGAAATTGGGCTTTTAGTTTCTGAGGTAGCAGCTTTACAGTTGCAGCTAGCTACTTCCACAGTTGGGGATATCTTGGTGAGCAATGGTACTTCCTATTCTGGAAGAACTAGAATAGTTGCTGTAGTTCCTAAGTATTTTGGAGTAACGTACCAAAATAATACTCCAGGAAGTATACTGGTTACGATTATTGCAGGAGCAGGTAGTCCTGGTGGGCAAATGCAGGCTAATGTAGGTCCTCTTTCCCCTAGTATAATTGCAGGGTATCAATCTAGAGTTCCTGCCGCTGATTCTGATCCTTATCAGCAGATGTCCATGACTTTTGAAGTTCCTCAAGGTTGGTTCTATAGCGCTACCTCTGGTGGGGGCATGGGGCTCAATGACTGGGTTGAAACTTACTACCAATAATTAGGAGAACGAATGAAAAAGTACCTACTCTTCATAGCTCTTTTCTTTAGCCTAAAGGCTAGTGCTCAGTACACCCCTACTCCTAATATTGGACTTCAGATTCCAGCCAACGGGTCTAATAACTGGAATGTTCCTCTTAACTTTAACTTTAACCTCCTTGACCAGTTACTGGGTGGAACAGCATACATTCCTGCACTTAAGATTACCAATAACCTTACTGTGGGAGGCACTGTTACAGCTGGAGGCTTTGTTGGTGCGGGTGGCACAGGATTTGCTCTAACTCCAGGGGCAACTCAGTATAGCGCTTCTTTCTTTTCTGCTTCAGGAACAGCTTCTACAGTCTCAGGAATCCTACTTAATGGAATTTCTGTCTTTAGTCCCAGTACTCCTCCAAGAGCTGCTATTAGCTCAGATATTACCAATCTCTTTGGGACACTTACTACGGGCTGCTATCTAAGTGGGGCAGGAACCTGTACCGTGCCTAGCTCTTACACTCCACCAACCGGGACAGGATTCGTTCACGTCACTGGCGGGGCGCAAGACAGCGCAGCGCGAGCTCTGGTGAGCGCGGACATACCAAACAACGCGGCAAACACCAGCGGTACTGCGGCGAGTTTGAGTGCGGCAAGCGCGTTGCCCAACGGCACGACAGCGACGACGCAGGCACCGGGCGACAACACAACGAACGTGGCAACAGATGCGTTTGTGCTGGCGAATGCGGGGGCAACGCCCTGCACATCCACAATGGGTGCGGGGCAGTACAACAACTCAGGGGCCTTTGGCTGCACAGCTCCAGTGACTGTGATCAGCTACTCACAGCTTCTCGCGGCCATTGCGGCGGCTGGGTCTAACCCTACGACGATTCAGATTCCGGTGGGGATTACTCTGGCGGCGAACCTGAGCATCCCGGCGAACGTGGTGCCTTTGTTCCAGTCGGGCGGCGAGATTCTGGGTGCGTACACGCTGACGTTCAACGGGAGCAATCCTATTGCTTCGGCATCGCAGAAGATCTTCGGTTCAACGTTGACTGTGGTGGGGCTAACGCTGCGAGACGTTCCGGCGCAGTGGTTTGGGGATGTTCCAGACGGCACTACGGACAACACGGCTGCGTTGCAAGCTTGCTTGGCATCACTCTCCTCTGGGGCGTTATGCCAAGTGCCTCTCGGCTGGAGCAACACATCAACAGTGCTGAACATCGTGAACAATGGGACGGGCTTCGATGGGGTCAATAACTTCCTTTGGTATCCCGGGTATCCCGTTCCATCGGCGATTCGATCAACTTCTACGAGCGCCATCATCGTTCACGCCTCTGGAATCACGAATCCGGTGGTGAGGAATGTGACGCTGACGCGCTCCGTGGCCGGTGGAAGTGGTTCGTTTGGGTTGGACTTCGACAGTTCGCTCAACCTTACCGACGAGAACGTGGGCGCGTATGAGAGTAACTACAACTTCCGCTTTGGTCCTTCCTCAGGAAGCTCCAAGGTGGGAGTTGACCACCTGTTTTGCGGGCAGACACTCAGTGGCCCAAACTCGGCAAACGACTACTGCTTGTACTTCGATTCGCAAACGGGTGGTGGATCAAGTTCGCTTTGGGTGGATGATGTGTACGGCTACGCGGCGAACGGCGTGAATCACTCGGGCACGCAGATCGCCGATGTTCACCTAAAGCACGCAGAGTTTAGCTCCCCTGGCATTGGCGTGCTGATTGATTGTGCGACAGGCGGGACGTGCGGTGACGCTCAAGACATCGACTACGAAGACATTGTCATCGACAGCTACGGCACGTATGGGTACAAAATTACGAACGTACCGAGCGGAATAGGAACAGGTGCGGGCGGGATTCACATTGATGGAGGATGGGTTGCCGGAGACGCCACAGCAAACGTGTGCGGCCTTTACACGAACAACGTGCAGGGATTGCAAGCGAACCTGCCGTACATGGCGACGAACCAGGCAGCCAACGTCTGCACGACCGCAACGACGAACTCAAGCATCAAATGGTATGACGCGCTACACGTTACAAACGCGTTCAGCGTGAACTCCACGACGAACAGCACGTTTGATATGACGCTGGCGAACAACACTGGAGCACCGATGACGCTGGGCAATGTTGCCAACAGCAGCACGGGAAACGTGTTCAAGGGAGTGGCAGGGCCAAACTTCAATTTCGCAACGTTCGACAGCGGCTCGCTGGCAAACACATGGGAGGTTGCGAACGTTCAGCCGAACGTGTTTCTGACCGGAGCTGGCGGATTCATGATGCTCCCGGCAAACACCGCCATAGGTGGTGTTCAGGTGTGTTCGGCCAGCAATGGCTACTGCCCCACAGGGCTCTCCGGCATGACGGCAGGACGCGTTCCCATTGCCACGACTGCCACGACTGCCACGACCTCCAAGGCCATCGCTGGCAGTGGGGCTGGGTTGACCAGTGGCCCGACAACCACCACGGCCAATGACTGTGCCAAGTTTGCGGATGCGGCAGGAACGTTGGCGGATGCGGGAAGTCCTTGCGGCAGTGGCAGCAGCTTCAACCCGGCATCTCCAGGGCCCATCGGTGGCACGACTCCAGGGGCAGGAACGTTTACCACGCTAAACGCACAGGGCGACACTTCCTCAACTCCGTCGCTGTTTGACTACGTGACCAGCACAAACGCAGCAGGAACGATAACCTCTCCAGCCTCGCATCAGCTCAGCACCGCTGGTATCGCAGCGGGATATGCTTGCTCGATCATCCGCACCTTCATCTCCGGTTCTGTCTACAACGGCTTCGCGACCTGCAACAACAAGGACTCTGGGTACGCCATCAGCCAACTTTATACGAGCAATAACCACGCGCTCGGTTCGGAAGCATGGGTGCTCGCTATGAACGCCTCTCCCTCGACTACTCAATACACTGGAGCAGTGACGGCTCCGAGCTTCAACGGAGTATCCCTCACGAACACAGGGGACGGCACGCAATCTCTCTACAACGACGGAAACTACAAACCGACACCGGCTGTGGTATCAACAACTACGTTCACTGGAGCGACAGGGCCGCAGACAGGCAGCCCGTTTACGATTGCCAGTGCGGGGCTGTATGAACTGGAGTTCGGATGTCGCGTGACAACGCCATCGACCACAGGTACGGCTCTACAGTTTTACTGGAACATGACAACCCCTAGTGTTTCAGAGACCAACACACAGGTGGGAAACATTCAGATGGGACAGGGAGCAGGTCAGTGCTCGAACAACAGCTCTTACCCGTCCGTCATCAGCGTACTGTTCGCGGCGGGAGACCAAGTGTACTGCAAGTCAATCAACCAATCGACAGCGACGACCGATGGCGTTTACAGCGCCACATGCAAAATCGTCAAGCTGCCCTAACAACCGCACCCGCGAGGCGGAGAGTGGGGAAGGAACACGAAGCCCTAGTGCAGTAATAGCAAGCCGGAGACGGTGGGCATAATAAGAAATCGGGGTATCAAGGTGGAGAGAGAGCAGGTGCAAGACATGATTAGCGCAGCGGTAGCAGCGGCACTTGTTCCAATTCAGCGGAATCAAGCAGAGTTGCGGGAACGCCTCATTGGCATTGATGGAAACGGAACTGGCCGCATTGGGGTCTTGCAAAAGCAGGATGAGAAGATGCAGGCAATGGATGTGAAACTGGACATGCTCGTAAATCGGTCACAGAGCTGGAACAAAAAGAACGTATGGGCTCTCGCAAAATGGGTCGCAGGCGGCATCTGTGGATTAGCCTTGATGTTGCTATCGCATTGGCTCGATCATCACTACGGAGGAACACCCTAAAATGCCTTCACCTAAACAACTTACTTGGCTTAAGTCCCTGGTCCCAGCCGCCCAGGCAACAGAACAAGTCTTTAAGGTCCCTGCCTCAGTAACCCTAGCCCAGTGTATTCTAGAGTCTGGTTGGGGTACTACTCAGCTATCTAGAGACTGCAACAACTACTTTGGGATCAAAGCAGAACACTTAGATGACCCGTCTACCTATCAAGAGTTTCCAACTAGCGAGTACATTCATGGGGTTGAGACTCTAGTCAAAGCCGACTTCGAAAAGTACCCAGATGTTGAAGCCAGCTTTAGAGATCACGCTAGACTCTTAGCTATGGCTTCTCGATATGCTCCTGCTATGGCAGTCTCTGGAGATGCCTTTGCTTTTTGTAATAAGCTTCAGTCTTGCGGGTATTCGACTTCTCCCACCTATGGGGCGACGCTGGACTCTTTAATAGAAGAACTAGACCTTACTCAGTACGACGGAGGAGCAAATGACGGCAGCTAAAATTTGGGGATGGCTTATGTATGTCCCTGCTAAAGTTTCTGGATACCTATGTGAGTATCCTACGGTCTCCAATTTCCTTCTGCTTTTCTGGAACGCGTTTAGCACCAGTTGGGCGACGGGCATTAAAGCTCCAATCAATTTTGATGGTCTGAACTTCAACATTGATGCTAGAGTTTGGATGACTAACCTACAGTATCACACCCACCTCCCGACTTGGACGGTGGCTGTGCTTACTTTACTACTTAACGGCCTTGTAGCCTATGGAAATTGGCGCAAGACCCATCCCGCTAACAAGGAGTCAAAATGAAGAAGGCTATATTTCTTTGCTTATTCTCGGCCACTCTACTTATAGGCTGCACTAACTTTGACAGAGACACGTTCAATACGCTGTCTGCTTCAAATGCTGTGCTTAAGACAGCTCAGGCTGATTACGAGTCGGGCAAGATTCCTCACAACTCTTGCGATTTTAAGATTATCACCGATGCAAAAGTAGTTCAGCTAACGGCTGAGACAGCCTTTCTCGACTACTATCAGATTGAGCAAGCTAAGGGAAATACCACAGCCACTCAAGCGGTGGTAGTAACAGATCTTACCGCTCTTGTGCCTGTGATTGCTCAGGTAAAGTCTCTCTACTCTAACCCGAATTGCGGAGCTTAACATGACTGTGTCTGAAGTTCAAGGAATTGTGACTGATGTTGAATCTTTAGGTGCTCAGATTCTAAGTGTTCTGGAGGCTCTAGACCCCGCAGTTGATGTTCCTGCTGTTGAGGCAGGAACTCTGCTTAAGCTGTTTGGTGATATGGTTACTTCCGCTCTATCTGGAATCAGCGCAGCTCAGTCAGTTGTTATAAGTGACGCTTCAATAGCGACACTTGCCCCTGACCCCACTCCTCTTACTCCTCCAACATCTTAGATATAGTGTGCAAATCCTGGATATTAGATTAATCATCCAATTTTTGCACATGAATCCTAGGATACCTCAAGTTTCTCTAGGATTGACTCAAATCAATGGTTTTATGATTGTTGATGTACATACGCCCTCACCCTACTTAAATGTAGGGTGAGGGCATTTGTAGTTTGTAGAGAGGTTTTAAGCAGCGGCTAGCTCGTGATTCATCTCCAGCTGAGTACTTTCCTCAGGATCAAAGAGAATTGTCTGAAGATCTGGAGCAATATAGTCTGGACCCTTCGGTGTCTTGGTTCCATACTTCTCTCCACTTTCAGCTTTGCCGCTTGTTTTTGTCATGTTACTGCGATGAACCTCTGAGAATACTCTCTCAATAGGTATGCCGTAGGAAATAGCAGTACCAAGCGCTACGTAGATAAGATCCGCAATGCCATCTGCAATCTCGATAAGATTATCCTCATCTATGGCAGTATTAAGCTCTTTGAGTTCCTCAGTCATCAAATCTTTTCTTAGATTTTTGACCCGTTGAGGAATGTTGATTGTAGGCTTTTCTGAGACGAGGTGGCCGTACTTGTTATGAAACTCCAAGACTGAGTCTTCCATATACTTCCTTTCGGTTAGAGGCCATGATAGCCTTGAGTTGGCGGATTCCTTTTCCATGAGCCAAGTATGCCTCA